ACTAATAAAAATGGAAGAATCTCATGCCCAAAAATTAATCGAAACCGAGAACAGACTTCTTGCTTACGAAAAAGCTTTTCAAAAATATAAAATATTTTCCAAACATACATCCGATAACGAACTGCTCGCAGCTCATGCCCGCACCGATGTCAAAGCCACTCCGGAAGACATTCAGCATGACATCGACATTATGGACGATGATTCTAAATGGAATTAAAAAAAGCGTGTCCGTTTTGGACACGCAGGCACCTATGACAATATAATATATTTATCCAGGCAGCCAGTAGAGCGGCTGTGGTTCTCCGACCTGAGCTTGACAGGAGGAGGATGCTTATGAGCGATTACGAGATCTTTATGATTATTCTGACGACAGCCAGTCTGATTGTATCCATTCTTACATACACATAAGAAATAGCCGCCCTGCTCTCTGGTAAAGAATAGGCGGCCATTTCATAGCTTAATATAATTTGCCAGGACGGGGAACCTTGACTTCCCTTACTGGCTGTCTTGATAAGTATATTATACTGATCTTCCAGATATTTGTCAAACAGGATTTTTCAAATTCAAAAGAGGTGATAACGTTTGAATTACGAAGAACTTTTAGACACTGCCGATCAGCTCGATCTGGCTGTAAAAGAACAGCCGCTGACCGTTCACGACGGTCTGATTCGCGGCCGGCGCATTGCCATCCGAAAAAGCATCGAAACCCAGGCAGAAAAGTCCTGCGTTCTCGCCGAAGAACTTGGACACTATTTTACCAGCTTTGGAAATATTCTAAACATGGATGAAATCCAAAACCGAAAGCAGGAGCTCCGTGCCCGCTTATCCGGATATGACATGCAGATCGGACTCATTGGCATCATAGAATGCTATAAACACCACTGCCGCTCGATCTACGAGATGGCCGAATATCTGCAGGTGACCGAAGAATACTTAAAAGAAGCTCTGGAATGCTACAGCAGAAAATATGGAGAAAACCTTGTTGCAATAGATAATTATGCAATCCGGTTTGTTCCGTCTTTACAGATTATCGAATTTTGGAAATAAAAATGTTACATTTTTGTTAATTTTTTTCTTTTATATTGATTTTTCAACTTAAAGCATATATTATATACATATAGCTCAGTAAGTGACTATGTTAATAATGCTCTAGGTTGTACGTCTCTCAACATATGGGAATGACCGAACCCTAGAGCTTTTTTTATTGGAGGATAATAGATGAAATCACAAAACAATGGTTTTCGAACCAAAACTGCCATTCTTGTAGATGGAGGCTTTTACCGTAGAAGGGCTCAAGCTGTTTTTGGAGACAAATCAGCCGAAGATCGAGCTAGCGAATTAGTAGAATATTGCAAACGCCATTTAAATACTCATGGCGAAAGCAATGATTTGTATCGAATTTTTTATTATGACTGTGCGCCTTCCAATAAACGCGTTTACCATCCATTTTTAAAAAAACAAGTTGATCTTGGAAAATCAGATCTTTTTGAATGGACTACTCTATTTTTATCAGAATTAAAAAAGAAACGAAAATTTGCCATTCGTCTTGGAAAGCTCGCTGAAGAACAGGCCCATTATACCATCAGACCACAAGTTGTTAAAAAGCTTTGCAACGAATCTATAGAATTTTCAAATTTACAGGAAAGTGATTTTTGTTTAGAAATAGATCAAAAAGGTGTAGATATGAAAATCGGTCTTGACATAGCTTCTATGGCTTATAAACGCCAAGTAGATCAGATTGTTCTTATCTCTGGAGATAGTGATTTTGTTTCTGCTGCTAAACTTGCACGTCGTGAAGGAATAGATTTTATTCTTGATCCATTAGGTGCTCCAATAAAACCAGATTTATTTGAACATATTGACGGTTTACGCACTTGCGATAAAGCTTATACTGCACATACTCAGAAATAAAAATATATATTCTAAATACTTATTAGAATGTCTGAAAAAACTGTTTTTAAAATTTGCAATATTTTTCTCTTTGTAGTAATATACTTCTACGGAGAGAACCATGTTGATTATGGTTGAAAGGCACTCATACAAGTATTTGTGTGGGTGCCTTTTACTTTTTAGAAAAACATAAAGAAAACCGTCCCAGCGCTACCAACACCAGGACGGCCACGTAACATTCCGAAGAATGATACCAGTTCGCAAAACATATTGTATCATCTTCGGAGACGCCAATCAATCAGAACGTTTGTTTTGGCGTTTTTTTTCATACCCAAAATTGAAAATTTAAAGAAGGTGATATTATGTCAGCACTAAAAAACGGTGCTCTCTACATCCGCGTCAGCACCGCGGATCAGACAGAACTCTCTCCGGATGCCCAGCAGCGTTTGCTTCTGGACTATGCGAAGAAAAACGGGATTGTCATCGCCAAAGAGTTTATCTTTGAGGAGTCTGTTTCCGGCCGGCATGCCGACCGGCGGCCAAAATTCCAGGAGATGATCGCCCTCGCAAAGCAGGATTCTCACCCGATCGACGTGATTCTGGTCTGGAAATACAGCCGGTTTGCCCGTAATCAGGAAGAATCCATCGTCTACAAATCATTGCTGAAAAAGAGCAATGTAGATGTGATCAGTATCTCAGAGCCACTGATCGACGGTCCGTTCGGTACGCTGATCGAGCGTATTATCGAGTGGATGGACGAATATTACTCGATCCGTCTATCCGGTGAAGTTCTGCGCGGCATGAAGGAAAAGGCCCTGCAGCATGGCTACCAGGCAACGCCCTGTCTCGGATACCAGGCGGCAGGCGGCGGCAAACCGTTTGTGATCGATGAAGCGGAATACCAGATTGTCAAATACATCATGGACCAATATGATCTTGAGCATCTGGATCCGACGGCGATCGCCCGCAAATGCAATGATCTTGGATACCGCACCAGACGCGGAAACCGGATGGAACGCCGCTCCATCGAGCGTGTGCTGCGCAATCCGTTCTATGCCGGTACTGTGATCTGGAATGGCATTTCCTTCGACGGTACCCACGAGACGCGGCTGGATCCGGCACGCTATCAGGAGCGTATCAAGCGCATGGATGCCCGCAGACGCTCTCCTAAGAGCCGCAACCCATCAACCTGCCGCCACTGGCTCTCCGGTCTCTTAAAGTGTCCAATTTGCGGCGCTACGATGACGGTAACAGCCGGAAACACATCTTGTCCATACTTTCAATGCTGGAAATACGCAAAAGGTTTCCATAAAGGCTCCAATTCAATCACCGTTGCCAAGGCAGAGCGAACCGTCTACCGCTACTTCGATGATATCCTCGCCGGTGCGGATTTCTCCTTCACTGTCCGCGACCGGAAGCAGGAACAGGAAGACGATGAGACCATCCAGCGGCTGCAGCATGCCCTGGACCATCTGGCTGTCCGCGAAGCCCGCGTGAAGATGGCTTATGAAAATGGGATTGATACGCTGGAGGAATACGGTGCCAACAAAAAAAGGCTCGCCGAAGAACGGCAGAGCCTGCAGGAAGAACTGAACCGCGTGCTTACGCCCGCCGCCCCGCCGGAAACAATCTCGAAAGAAGATTTCCGGAAAGAGATAAAAAACATTAATGATATTCTGAAAAATCCAGAGGAGCCAACCGAGAAGAAGGGACTTCTGCTCCGCTCCATCGTGGATCGTATCGTCTATGAAAAATCTTCTGGAACGATGTATTTTGACTTTTTTGTTTCTTGA